GAACCTGTATTTCTTTGAGTTGAATCTTCGATTCAAAGTCTTTTAATTTATAACTAGATTGGCTATTAGGTACTAATGGCTTATTGGCTATATGGCTATTACGACTATTAGTCACCTTACCAGGTGTTGGGTGGACATTAGAGTCCCCTGCTGGGTGGACACTACGATTCCCTATCTTGATGAGGGATGGACCCTGGAGTCCACCCCCCTTCTTCATAGTAATTCTAGAAATGAACCCTGCCTCTTCTAGGGCTTTGAGGCCCCTTCTGACAGTCTTGATGTGAACGTTGCCAGTCGGTACACACAATTCACCTGCGGAGAGGCGTATGGACCCTCTGGAGCCCGATAAATGGCATAGTACGGATAAGAGACGGAACTGGTAATCGCTAAGGTTGGCTGAATAAGCCTCAGACGGCATTTGCACGGGCTTAGTCTAAATCCTCATCCTTAAAGGGGGAGATGTCACGTTTGGTCTCTGCTTCCATGATGTGTTGGGCTACTGCCTCGCTTATAGAGTCCATAACCGTTTCTGCCACAAATGCAGCCAGCAAATCTACAAACATACCTAGGTGCTTGTGCATAGCATCGTGAAGACCGTCGCTGTCCATGCCTTCGTACTCATCTGGCTCAAGTTCAATGGGGTCAAGACCTTCTGTGATATCCCAAACGTCAATGGCAAGGTCCTCAACTGAGTGCAAGGCAAAATGTGCCTGCGGCGAATCGTCCCACACAATGCCAAGTGAATCGTTGGCGTTTAATTGTCGGAGTACTTCTTTGACTGGATTGTCGGTAAGGATAATGTCATCTGCTTGAGTGAGCAATCCTTCAAACCCATTTGCATTGGGAAAAAAACAATGAACTTCAATGTCATTTGTTTTGCACGTATCAATGACGCTTTGAGTAAACAAACTATTTGGTTTAACCAAGGGAAGAAAAAATATTGGTTTATCTTCTGCGTACATTTGGATTAACTCTTGAATACCTAGTGTTACATCAACATCTTTAAAAGATATAACTGCAATGTTCATAGCGCCCTCTTTATAGTCGTGGTAGTCGTGGTGTTATTACCTGTGCTGGTTTGTTTAGTTGTTTCCCAATGTATAGGGCTACAAATATTGATGCGGGGACTGCAACAACAAGTGATGTGTCCCAATAACCTAGCAAATAAAATCCGCCAACGCTAAAGGGTAATGTTGAATATTTATTGAGGGAGGCACGAGAAACAAAGCCTAAATCAATGAGTTCTAGAATGTAAGTGAGAGCCATGCCCACCATGAGTACTGCAAGTATGTAGTCAGCCATGGGCCGAGCCTACACGTCTAGGTTGTTATATTCCAATCCTGCAGGAGTAGTAATTCTCCACCAAGCATTCATAGGTACCCAATTGACAAGTGTTTGAGCAAGACGTAAGAATTTTGTAGCCTTATTTGGGTAATATAAACTATTAGAATTGTGAGCAGTTCCTTCCCAAATTACACCTGCTAGTTCTGGCATAGAACCGTCAAAATAATCGCTAGGTGTGTAAGTATCTTGCGCCATCACCATGTCTAAGTAAAAAGTTCCAACAGTTCCTTTTAAACGATATTTAGCGTAAGTTGCTGTTGACGTTGAAGGTATAAGAGTTGTGATGTGTTTTCTTGTCCAAGAGTTTGTAACCGTTTGTGTTGCTTCAATTGTTTCAAGAAGAGTATCACTTGCGTTGTATAGGTCAATGCATACAGTCACACTCGTCATATTTGACGATTTTATGTACTGTGAAACATTAAAGTAAATTCCTGGTTCAAGCGTTAACTTGTAATTAGATTTTAAAGCCCATGTTCCAGCAGCAACAAATTTACCGCTGTAAGAACCTGGATATCCTTCTGGTGGAACGCTTGCATCTTGAGTAAACGTTAAGCCAGTAAGTGTCCAACCTGTTGTGTTTACTTCAAACGATGGGTTACCAATATAATTTTCTAATTTTGGAGCAAGGTTAATTGTTGTAGCCCTTGCTTCTTCATACTCTACAAAAGGAGTGGCACCAACATAAACCATGTCTAAATAATATGTAGTTACAGTGCTAAATAGCACATATAAAACTACATAGTAAGCATTACTTGGGGATGTATGAGTTTTACTGATTGTTTGCCAAGAATTTGTAGCCGAAATTGCTTGTGTAACATTTGAGATTAAAGTTCCATCTTTATCGTAATATTCAACCTTTAAAGTTGCACCGCCACTTGCTGGGCATTTTATATTTGCTTTATAAATGTACTCAGTACTTGGTTTGATTGGTACTCCTTGAGTAATTGGAGCATTTAATCCTAAAGAAATTTTAGCGCTAGTTGTTGCTGCCACAACTTTTAGGGAGTAAACCAAATCAATAGATTTACTTGCATTATTTGGAACCATTTCATCAGTTGATGAGATAGTGGCATTAGTTGCTACCCAACGTCCTTTATTTTTGTAGAACGTAGAATCTTGTACGTTAAGCATTAAGTTAGAGGAAGTACTTAAGGTTGGGGCAAATCCAGTTAAAGATTCAGCGTAATTTGCAATACCTAATGCAGTTCCTTTATTTGCGTAAAGAGGAATTGCTTCACGGATTAAAGAACGTTGACGAAGCATTGGTAGGTTTGGTTCGGGGTTTAAACCTACGTTTAATACTTCTCCAGGAATAGTTTTAAAGTTTGCGCCTTCTAAATTGTGTGCTGGACGTGCTAGTTTAATCTCGGTGAGCATTTGTTCGTAAGAAAAAGCCAAGCCATCTAAAAACAAATAAAAATCCGAAGTTTCATCAACAACTCCCAAAGGGCTTAATTCTTGAGTTGTCAAAACTCGTGGAAGAATATCAATAACTTTTTTAGTTGCTCCAGTGTTTTCTGGAATAATTTCATTAATTTCTCCTGCTTTAACCCAAATGTTATCTGCGGTATACAAAAACACACGATAAAAAACATTTCTACCTGGGTTTAACACTGTTTGCGTAGGATTCTCAATACCGTCATAAAAAGAAGACTTTGCAAGAACACCTTCAAGACTTAATCCATTTGTAGAAATTAATTCATAAACAATTACACCATCTTCAGATGTTTCAGGCCAAGCATTTTGATTACGCACTACACGAAATCTGGTAAAAGTACCTACAGGTAATTGCCAAGTTAAATAAACTTCATTAAACCTAATTACGTTAATGCCCATTGGCTCAACGGAATATGCAAGTTTAGGTGTTAGCCCATATTTGGAAGCACCATATACGGAATAGCCGTACTTTGACATTTAATGCCCTTCTTTATGCGCCCATCATCATTAAGACAAATTCGTTTGCTCCACCAGAACTTTGAGTTACTGTACCCCAAGAAGCGGTAGTTCCATCTGTTGTAAGGTATTTTCCGCTGTTTCCTGATTGAGATGGAACTTGACTAATAGTTGTCCAAGAAGCAGCAGAACCATTTGTTGTTAAATATTTTCCTGAGTTGCTTGTTTGGGTTGGAAGGCCATTAAAAGTTACCCAAGAAAAATCATAGTTAGAAGATGAATTTTTTTGTAATACTTGTCCAGAAGTACCGCCAGTTGGTGTCTTTGCTGCGTACGCTGTGTGAAGACCGTACTCAATGTTTGCAAGTCGGTCTTTTAAACTATCCCATGTATAAGAAATTGTTGGTTCTGTAAAAGAACCTACAAAACCAGAACTAAGAGTAAGATAAGTGCCAAGGACCGTCTCAATAGAGTTAACTTCAACACGAAGGTAATTAACGTGTTCTGCAAGAATAGTGTCCGTAAAGTTAATTACGTCAGACCCAAAATTGCGTACTGCACCTGGGTAGAGTGGTGATGTTGGCACTAGGTTATCCTCTCAATATCTGCTTGTATTTTCTCGTCTTTGCCCTCAATTTACTGCCTTAACTACTAGCCATTGCTGCCGTGGGTGTGGCTTGGGCTAGTTCTTGTAGCCAAAGTATTGTGTATTGTGGTTAGTTGTGACTCTAGAGACGCTATTCGTGTCTCATAAGTTTTAAGTTTATTTGCCATTAACATAAGGGTGTCAGTTAAATCTAGTTCTGTTGTTCCGTCGTTGTTTTTGTTTGTCTTTAGGTATGGTGTTAAACCAGTTAAAGATACAGAATCAGCAAGTGGCTTAATAAACATCTTTTTGCTTTTTCCCTGGTGTTTACCAAAAGCACCAAACCAAATAGGGTACTCATGGTCACCTGCTTGAAAATGTACCCAAACACCTTGTCCAATATTTGGAACTTCTGTACTTATATTTGCTGGTTCCATAGGCCACACCCAATCAGTGGTATGTCCTATTGCAGTTGCAATCTCTACCTGTAAACGACGTTGTTTTTTAGGGTCAAGATTATTTTTTACTGTAGCCCTATAAACACCAGAAAATATTTGACGTCCTTCTGTCATTTTTAAAGAGTTCCAATATTAATGTTTTCTTCTTTAATGCGGAAAACCTCATTTGCTGCACCAACTAAAGTGTTAAGACCAGAACCACCTGCACGGTGTAATACCGTTAATTTGGCAATTTTAATGCCACGAACGTTGTTGTTAAGTATTGTTTCAACATCTTGTTGATAAATAGTTTGTTGAAATGTGTTATAGACATAACCATAGTATGTTGTTAATACAGATTTAATTGATGCTTCAACTTCTGTAGTTGTGTATTGTGGTTCTTTTGCATATTGAACAGTTACAACTACATCTACGTATGCTGGTGGTTGCACAGTAAGGCTTGTTCCAATAAGGAGACGAGGTCCAAGTGCACTTAGAATATCGGCAGCAAGAGTTGTGTATTCACTAGTTGGAGTTTGAGTATCGTCTAATCCAGGTTGTAAATCAGCATCTCCAGCGTTACGAGACGGCGCTACATACAGGGTAACTGATGTCCAAATGTCTGAAGTTGCGTTTGCTTTACCGCAATTGCTAACGCCAAGAGCCAAACTGTTAAAATCTTCAAGAGTAATTGCACGAGTATTAGCACGAAGCGTTAGTGGTGCTGAGTAACGAATTTGTGTAAGGGTTTCAGGGTTAGAACCACCAAGACCTACAGAATCATTTGTAACAGTAATTAAAGATTGCAAAGCAATTAAATCATTAGTTGAGTATCCTGGGATTGAATTGATTGTGGTCAATACTCCAGTAGTAACGTTACCAAGTACACCACCACCAACTGTGTACAGAACACGAATTTCAGAAAAGTTTACTGGGATTGCTCCAGATACCCCATCGCCAAAATTGACGTAAACATTGCTATTAATATCGGTTGTTACGGTAAATACTTGGTCTGATGGTGCGCTGTCAACTAAATGCTGTACTTGAGACCATTTAGAGTAATTAGCACCATCTTGAACGTACACACTTAAAGAACCATCTACAGCAGGAGATTCTCCTAATTCAAAAATTTGATTTGGTTTTCCATCAGATGTTCCAACTAGTTCACCGTATGCGTTGGCATAATCGGAAACTAAGGTAACGCTGCGGCCTTCTGTTGCAGACATATTTCCAATACCGTTATTAACACCAGGGTCTAAAACTAAATTAGCATCTGTTGTGAAGTACACAGTGTTGACCACATCACCGCTTACTACATCTGCAGAGATAACGGTTCCAGCAGGAATAGTTATTACATCAGTAGTTGAAGAGTTAGTAAATGTTAAATTTACAGTGGCTGAACGGTATCCTGAAGGAATGTATCCGTATGTTTGAGCAATATTTACAACGCTATCTCGCTGTGTTGCAGTAGAGATAAATGATTCATTTACATTTCGGTCAATATAGTAAGACATTAAATCGCCCATATAAGCAAACGCTTCTACAAGAGCAACACCAAAGTCTGTTGGGTTGGCTGCAGTCCAGTTTGGGATTCTATCTTGAATACGGGCAATTAACTGCTCACGAATAGAGTAGTAATCACGACCTGTATAGTCTAGTGAAACTGGTATATCACTTGGGGGTACGATGCTCATAGGTTTTCCTCTACTGATATTTGATTGCCGCCAATATAAGTTATTGCTACTACTGTGTTTGTAACTTCACCGTTAGGAAGACCATAAGTTATATTGACATTAGTTGTTCCAGTGTATTCATCAAAAGAAACATCTACGTTGTTTAAAGTTAATAGTTCTAAAAACGATGGAAAGGCTCTTTCAACTTCTGCTGTAATTAAGTTCATAGCATCATCACCTGTTTGCATAAAAGCAGAAGGAATTAAAGTTCCAAAATCTGGATTTAAAATTCTTTCCTGTAAATTGGTACCAATAACAAAACGAACCCTATCTGCCCAAATTTTTCGCTGGTCTGTTGTAGAGGTTACTTCTCCATAAGCGTTGATAAAGAAAGGCAAAGCAAGAGTTACTTCAGCCATTACTTTCCTACCCATCTATTTGGAGTGGTTTTAAACCCACCACGTGTCTGTACTACCAGCGGTTGTCTAGAACTTATTGTAGGGGTTGAAGGCGCTTGTTTTCCTCCTGTAGCCATCTCATAAGCAATATTACGGGTTGGGATAATAGAGGCTGTTTCTTTGCGAAATACTCCGCCTTTATTTTTTCCAGTCCCATCGCTCATGCAGGTAAAATCAACGTTATAACGACCATCAAAGGTCATATAATGTTCAACTCTTTTAATAATCCAAGAACCATCTGTCACATCTCCAGTGCCGTTAATTTCAATTGTTCTATAAGGTGCAATACGTGGGTCCCCTTGTCCTTGACCTTCTCCGTGAATTGAAAAACGTGCAAGATGAGATAATCCTTCTGATAACTCTTTAGCAATATCTTTTGTTTCTGCTACAACGTTTGTTACTACTTTTTTAAATAATGCTTCTACTACATTTGTTCTTAAATTTTTTCCAACACTAGATGGTGTACTTGTATGGCTATGGCTTTTACCTGTAATAGGGTCTATACCTTGAACAATCTGTTGTTTTTTTGCATAATGCCCAATTTCAAACAAATCCCCTAAGTTTGCAGTAAAACTATCTAGTGTTTGAGCATCGTAAACTACACCTGCGTTTACATCACCGTTATTAAACGACAGTACTGGAATTACCGAACTAAATTGGTCAATAAGCCTATCAATGCGTTGAAAATACAGTGTTGAGTTACTTACATAAGCATGAAATCCAATGCGATTGCCAAGTTCTTGTATTTTTTCCCAATGTGTTAATCCAACTAAAGATTGCATACCAAATCTAACATTGCTTTTATCAACAATTGCTTTTAATTTATATTTTTTGCAAATGTCAATGACAATTTCAGGTGCTGTTTTATTTTTCCACATATTATTTCC